TAGGGCGTGTCGATGTTGCAGTGTCAACGCGATCAACATTTGCGGGCGGTGCTGTAGCAAGCGTGACCGGCAACGTGGGCGGGAATGTTGTTGGATCAGTTGGCAGTATTTCCGGTGTGACGTTCCCGGCTAACTTTGCAACCCTCGGCATCAATGCGAGCGGGCACGTTTCGCGTGTTGTGCTGGTTGATACAACGACGGCAAACAGCGACATGCGAGGCACGGACAACGCATTGCTGGCAGCGAGCTACACGGCACCACTGACCACCGCAGGAACGGCAGCGGCGGTTTGGAATGCACTGCTGGCGACGTACACGACCGCAGGCAGTTTCGGGGCAAGGGTCGTGCGTTCAACGAACAGCAACAATGAATTGCAACTGACGGGCAGCCATCATGCGGCGGCTGTGCTCCACGATGCCGAGATTGACAGCATACCAGCGGACGCACTGACCGCAGCGGCTATTGCAGCGATTCAGGCCGGGTTAGCAACGTCTGCAAACCAAACTACAATTATCCAGTACATTGACACCGAGATCGCAGCAATCAAGACTGTCACTGACCGCATTAACACTGGGTTGGTAGTAGACGGTGCAGTATGGCAATTTACTACCAACATGCTTGAAAACAGTCCTGCAGGTGCTGGCGGAGCACCTGCAACACTTAGCAATCAAGAACTAATTCTTGATCAGTTAGATTTGATACAAGGCAAAACTGATTTGATCAGTGGAGCAGGAGCTATTGGTCCATTGCTGGCAGGGGCTGTGCTTGAGCCGGGAACTATTACAGGTTTTCCAAGTAGTCTAACAATTGGTGACTCATACACTGAGGCTAATGGTCGAGCAATACAATTACCAATTGTAGATACAGACGGTAATCCGATCAGTAGTACAGGTTCCTTGCTTTTCGCAGATGCTTCTGTAACATTTATTATTTCCCGTGCCCGCGAGACTGATTCTAACAAAATTATTACTGGCACAGCAACAGTCGTTGACCCTGCTGGGACCGGCACGGCTGAAGCACCTTACGCATTGGTACAACTTTCTTCTTCAGAAACTTCTAAAGGAAAACTCGGATATAAGTACAATGCCGTGTTAAAGTTTACATGGGCGGGTACTGGCACAGATGTCATGTCATTCGAGTCTTCCACGGAAGTGCAATTTGATAACTGAAGGTCATACACTCCCATGACCATCGAACTTGAATTACCTGCATACCAAAGTTTTATTAAACAGCAGGAAATTAAAGACGGGCAGCCTACTGGAAAAATAAAAACTGGACCTAAGAAGATTCGTGTTCCTGACACAATCTTTGAAAAAGGCCGAATGGTAGGATGGAAATGGACTGAGCGGTCTGCAGTCAGCTTGCTAAAAACACTGCCGGAATATGATCCATTTGTTTCAGCAGAAGGGTATTATTTCGACACCACTGAATGGGAACGAGTCATTGCGTTTATTGTAAACGAGTGTGTTTTCCCTGAAGGTGAATTGACAGGCCAGTCCTTTATACCAGAACTTTGGCAGTCGGCCATATACGCAAATTTATTCTGTTGGAAGTCTGTTGAGACAAACTTACGACGGTACAGAGAATGCTTCATATATGTGCCAAGAAAAAACGGAAAAACAACTGCATTCGGAGCAATTATTACTCTCATAATGTTTTTTGTAGACAGTGAAAAGCGTAGTCAAAATTTTTGCTGTGCTGCCGATAGTGATCAGGCAACTGTAAATTTTAGGCACAGTCAATACATGATTGAAAACAACCCTCGCTTAATTAGCAGGCTTAAAGAAAAACGGGTTTACAGATCAACTAAGTCATTTGAGCACACAGATGGTGCTAGTTTCAAAGTGTTGTCTAGTGTAGCCGATACAAAACACGGACTTAGCCCTAACTTTGTGTACGTTGACGAAGTACATGCTCACCCCAACAGTGAACTTGTAGACGTGATGAAAACTGGCACTGCGGCACGCAGGCAACCTTTAATTGTTTACACAACTACAGCAGACTATGACCGCCCCAGTGTCTGCAATGAAATGTATAGCAAAGCCAAAATGATTGCTTCAGGGAAACAATGGGCACCAACTTTTCTTCCAGTAATTTACGAAGCTAACACAACTGATGACTTTCGCAATCCAACAATATGGAGTCGAGCTAACCCAAACTACGGCAAGTCAATTACTAGAGAATACTTTGAAGAAATGGTTAGGTCAGTACAAGACAATCCTGCGGAACTTAATAGGTTTTTGCGGCTGCATCTAAACATAAAAACTAAAACTGAAACAGCATGGATTCCTCCGCACGTCTGGGCAAATGGTAATCCTGACCCTAATTCAGTCGAGATGATGTCAGTTGTTGATATTAAAAATTGGATGTCAGAACACCCGTATTGGAACAACATTGCCTGTGACCGCAATTTCAACACAACCTCAGTTGATGTCCAAATTGCTAATCAAGGATTGTATTGGTCGTGGTTCATAAACAAATGTGAAGAACTTCGATACGAGGAATGCTATGCAGGGTTCGACAACTCAATCGTTCAAGACCTTGCAGCGTTATCGTTGTGGTTTCCTACCAAACAAACGATGCTTACATGGCACTGGTGCCCCGCAGCGTCCATATACCGAAGGTCGCAAGAACAAGGACTCCCCTACGCTCGTTGGTGGGAAGCGGGGTTACTTAACTCCACTGCACCACTTGAAACGACAGACGATGAATCCATTGTCAAAACTATGTTGGGAGATGCGTCGTATGCTGGCATCTTCACCCACTTTCAAGGTCTTCGTGAAATTTGTTTCGACCGTTTTGCAATGCGTATTATCTATGTTCGATTAAAAGATTTTGGTTATCCAGCCCGAGCATACCCACAAAACTTTTTAGGCATGAACGAACCTGTGCGTAAAATCGAGTCTATGGCAATTGATAAATGCTTGTTTCACGGAGGCAACCCAGTGCTGGAATGGGAAGCTGGAAATGTAACGATCATGACAAATCATGATGGACAAAGACGACCTGACAAGCAAAAATCAACAAACAAGATCGACGGTATAGTTGCTTCTTTAATGGCGTTAGGTGGGTCGCTATATCCTGAGATAGAGACAATTACCGATATCCGGGGTTTGAAATAATGTTCAATCTGTTTAAGAAACCTGTTGCTGCTCGCCCCCATGCCGCAATAGGCACACTGATTGACTACGCTATGAACGCAGCCACAATGTCGTGGTCAAATTTGTGGGGTACAATTCGCCACGAACAAATGTATGCAGACAGAACAGATATTGCCTTGCGTCTATCCGCAGTGCGATGTGCTGTTCAGGTTTATACTGGCATGGCTGTTGCACTGCCCCGCCGAATGTACTCTGTAGATCAAATAACTCAGCAATCTTCTCGGATTATTGAAACTACAAGCCACCCAGCATCAAGATTGTTTCAGCACTACTTTAATCCAGAACTCAGTGCAGACGATGCGTTGCTAAACATTATTTACGATGTGTTAATGGACGGCAACTGCTACTTTATTCGCGAACTTGATATACAAGGTCGGACATCTCGATTGTACTACGTTCACCCTTCCAGAATTCCAAGGATGAACATTAAGCGTGCCAGAGGCGATGAGATGCTTGATACATCTCCTTCTCGCCGTGCAGTTGCTGGAGAAGTTTTGTATCGTATTGATACAGGCGCAACATATCGAGATAAGGACACACAGCCTTTGTATTTACCTAAAGAGGCTATGTGCCATTTCAAATCCTCAGTGCTAGATGCCGACTACTTTCGAGGTGAAGGATTTATTGGTAATGCTCAGATGACTGTAGACTTGTATTCTGCGAGTGAGCAGTTTGGTAGAAACTTCTATACTCGCGGTATTGCTAATCAAATGTTTTTGACTACAGATAACAGGCTGTCCCCTGAAGTTTTGAAGCGTTTGGAAGCTAACTTTGAGGAAGACCCAAATGCTCCGCTAGAGTCAATTTTTAAGACTCGTATTCTGGAGCAAGGACTGAAGCCGGTCCACATGGGTATTCCGTTCCAGCACCTACAGTTTATTGAGACCCGTGCGTTTAGTGTGGAAGACGTAGCCCGAGGATTTAACATTCCTCCGGTACTTTTGCACAGTTACATGGGAACCAAGGCTGGAGATGTTGATCTGTCTGGCGTGG